CTCTGTCCAACTGTTCTAAAGCTGGTTACCATGCATGCCAGGGATTGACTGTAACAGAACATTGTTCCAATTGGCCCCGTTCTGTATTTTAATCAACCTCTCCACCACTGACCTTTAAATGGTCGTCAGCACCTTATTGTTACCGTAGCACGGATTCGAACCGAAATCTTCAACTCAGACGCCGTCACTCTCTCAGGCTCGTTGATGTTTTATCCAATTAAACTACTACCGTCGTGAGGGCTATTTCTAGTCTCCACCACTGACCATTAATATGGAAATAATTGTTCAGGATCTTTAAATTGTTTTAATAGTTGTGGTGATATGTAGTATTTTCCGATCTTATAATCTGCATACTTTACATTTTTTCTTTGTAAATATACTTTTATATTCGGTTTTCCAATAGGATGTAACCACCAATAATAAATATCAATGTTTTCATCCAGCGAATTACCAAATTTTGATTGTAATTTCGGAATAATTTGATTTTTGTCAAATTCTATATAATCTCCACGACCACCATGGACTATTCTATTATATCCTTTTGCAAATAAACTTCCATCTTTAAGAAATATTAATTCCTTAAAATGGCAGGTCGTCAGCACCTGTTGTCTCAGTAACCGAAGTACTTGCTCCTACTGGAGCCGCAAACGGATCTGCAGCGGTCTCGTTGTCCGCTACAACTGGGCGCTCAAGAAGATCTTTCTTCCAGAGCTTAATCTGAGACTGTTCTATACTCATAGGTTCAACAAATGTACCAAGAGAAGATACACGAGTATATCCATTCTTGTCATAAACTACCTTTAAACGTAATGGATATTTATTCCATTCGGCCGTTTCTTTTACATTTTCCAATGTGGTTTTTACCCAATTGATCATTTCTACAAAGTTCTCACCTTCAAATTCAGGTGCGTTTTCATAGAAACAGTTGATGACTTGAAGAATACGACCAAACTGCTGATCATCACGACGTTGTAAATCTTCGTCGGTCTTAATCCACATGTTTTTCTCGTTTTTCCATTCTGTGAACGAAGCCGTCTGTCCTTCAGCGTTAGTAAAGACAAACTCAATGTAATCTCGTCCTTGTGGAGACTTCATCACATTTACTGCATTCAATGTTACGTTTTCGTTGATGCCTACAGGCATATATGAGCTGTTAAACTCAGTATTGTTTGTTGTTGCTGTTTTTGTACTATACATAATTCCTTACTGACTTATAGTTCTTATTCTGGTTTATAAACTTTATCCCAATAGGTTGTTAATGAGCCGTCTTCATTTCCCGTAGCAATGACAATATCTCTTCCTGCAATATGTTTCGCTCTTGCCTCAAGGACGGAGTCTCCATTGCCACCTTTAAACGAGATATGAGTTTCGTTTTCCTTTCGGTAAACATACCCGACTGCATCGGCAAGTCCACAAATGATTCTTCCGAGTTTTCCAACGAGGTCGATCTCTTTTGCGTTAACTTCTTGTCCATCTTTGTCTGTAATACTGTCTTTAACGTGTCCTATTAGAATAAATTCATCACAAAGATCTTTGAACATGTCAATAACCTTTTTAACGGCATCTCGAAGATATTTATAACCAGCACCTCTTGCGAGAGTAGTTACATCATCCCCTTTCCAGTTCTTGCCAAGTTCGGTTTTCCGATACAAATTACAAGCGTAACTCATACAAATATCTTCCAATCGAGTAGCATTATCTATCGTAATGTGTTTATAAAAATTATGTCCTACTTCCTCATTCTTAGCCCTAATAGCTTGTGCAATCTCTCCCAAATCCGCAATGCTACGTGCTTGTACAGCAAGTGCATCAATGAACTTAGATCCGCCTTCAAGGTCTATAATGAGATTATTAGGTAATTGTGCCACGCATGAGGTCTTACCAGCCTTCGGAAGTCCATAAAGGACCAAATATGAAGGGTTCGTAGACTCTGCTGGTACAGGTTTTGTAGGTAGTACTATCATGTTAGTTCTAGACTTAAATGATATTAATGGTAATGTTCTTATTACCAGCATTCAGAATGTTGATAATAATCTTCTTTGTTGGTGCACTCAATGTCTTCAAGAAGGCAGTGTTGCTAAAACTGTCATACGAATACAGATCCATACCAATCTGAATCTCATCGTCGTAGAAGCAAATGGGTGTACCGTCAATAAGCTTATATGTTTTGCCGTAAATGAAAGGCAGCGTCTTATACGTTGTCTTACCGTAGTTAGCAATAAAGTTTGCGGCCTTTAAGAACTTGTCGTTCTCGTTCAGATAGCCGTCGAAAAGACCAAAGGAATGCTTCTTCTTCGAATCTGCGATAATCGCGGAAATCTCGTCATAATCCTTGTTGTAACTCTTATGCAGGTAAGGATTAGTATCCTTTATATTAGCAATAATAAGGTTATCAAGAATCTTAGAATAGTTTGTGCCGAGAAAGGAATTGTTATTGTTAGAAGTGTTAGCAATCTTAAAAGTTGTAGTCTTACTCATATAGTCAGCCAATATTTAAAAGTTTAACAATATGCTTATGTTTCAACGATATTGTTATACATCAGGTCGTTCTCGAATTCAAGAATACACGGTTTTCCTGCATCTCTGTTTTTCAAGATATGCATAAATATTTTATTGTTTGTAGGTAAATGACTTGGACCGTATTCTTGTATACCAAGTATTTCTGGTCTGTGAATCACTATTACGTAATCACTGCCCTGAAACATAGCATCCGAAGAGCTCAAATCACTTCGCATTGGATAGTGAGAGAGCGGGTTGTTTATTCTTTCAGAAGACTCAATATTTCTATTCATCTGCGCTAATTGTACTACAGATGTCATTGGCAGTTTCTTTGCCTTAATGAATACCCTTTCAAGTTCACTTATCGTTTCTATTACAGAACCAACCTGTTTAGTTAAAAGAGCATGATCATATGTAATAATAAAGTGCTTGTTTGTGCCTTTTACATAGTGATTGTAGAAAGATTGAATTGTTTCTTCAACTTGCTTGGGAGTACCAGGATCATCTACAAAGTAGATTGGATATTCCTTTAGCTGATTGGATACAGCGACAACTTTTCTGAACGTATCGTCGTCGAGGCTCGTTTCCGAGCTATACAAAGTCGAAGTCGTTTTCCTAAGCTTATTAGAAAGCGTTCTTCCAACTTGCCTAAATCCAACCATCTCTAATGAGAAGTTCAAGATGATAATGTCTTCATCTGGATTCAAATCAATTATATCTGTAGTAAGTTCATTTACAAAACTAGACTTACCACTAGCCGAAATACCAGCTATGGTAATAACGACATTTGGTTCAATGCCTCCCATACACTGCTTATTGAACTTAGTCCATCTTGTCTTTAAAGACGTAATAGACTTGTCTCTTCGTCCAGCTATATATGCTACAGCTTCTTTTGTGACTTGAGACATTGAACGTATGTTAGATAAGTTCTGTTCCATACGCAGCGGAGTTTGTTTTCGTGTCTGACATTTCTTGCTCAGATTCTTCCCAAGCATGTTCTACTAACCATTTGTACATAGTTTTCATGTAGCCTAATTTACCAGTTCTAACCTTTTTAGATACTTCGAAATCTAAGCATTCTATAAGGTGTTGAGCCATGGCTTCACTAAGTCCTGTATACAAATTAAACAGGTGATGGCACCTGTTTATATTGGTTTTTAGATAGGCTTTTGTCCCATCTGGTCGTAAAACATATTTTGGATATATCTCGCTAAACTGTTCGAAATAAGTTTTCGAAGGCTTTAGAAAATCTGTAAGCTTTTCAGTTGGGCGATATATAATTGCATCTCCTTCAGTAGTAGAGGAGATGAGATTCTGATCAATTAAATACTGTATTTCGTCGTCGCTAATTAGGCTGACAATCTTGCGGACGTCTTGATTAGATTTTTGATTCTTATCCAATACAGTACTAAGGAAGAATAATTGATTTGTGTTGATTTGCTCTGGCATGTGCAAGAGCTTCGTATTTACTTCAATAATCATCTCTTATACTCAAGGTTAACAAGTTGGTTACTAAAATAATTCGAGTTGCTGATATGACAAATCTGCTATAATCTTATTCGCTTCCGAAATATAGTAATTATAGTTAATGTGTCTTTCAGTTATAGGTAAGTCGTCCATTTTATTTAGTATTGTGACACCTGACTTCGTGAGCATATTTTCCTCTTTCCCGTCTTTGTCTACCTTATAAAGTGAATAACCATTAGTGCTGGCATAATATCGATTTATACGTTGTACAAACCGATCGCCGTGTCGGACTTTAAATTTCTTATCAGTTCTTTGACTCATTAAGAAATCATGTATATCTGTCTGTTGTCTTATAAATTCAGACACAGGTTGTTTCGTTAAGAAATAGTTTATCACAGCTTTTGGAATTACTGTCGGTGCTAACCCTTTTCCCAAAACAGGTTCTGTTCTAAACATTCCTCGTTTTTCTATCAGTTCTGGATCATGTGATTGTTCATATCCATCAACGACCCCAAAATAATCGTTGACTGCGTACTGATAAAACGCCTCATAGTTGTCGCTTTCAAAAGTAAGTTGTGTTATTTGCTCTACTTCAGACACTGTTTCCTGAATCTCATCTTTAGCGGTTTTCTTAGCAATAAACATTACACCATCTGTATTGATTTGCACAATCTCGCAATTCAATTCCAGCAAACGGTCCACTAACATAAGAAGTATCAATTGTCCATTAATACGTATCCTGAAAACGTTAAATGGATCGTACATCCAACTTTCTTCTTGTTGCATTTTTCCCGTGACAGAATTTAAAGTTAATTTAAGGGCTTTATCTTTAATTTTCTGTCCGCTATGTTTTGCTTCTATGCGCTCATTGTATATTTGCTCATAGACTTTCAAAAAACTTTCACCTAAGTGTCTGGGAGTAAGTTTATGCTTAATAAGCAAACTCGGATACATTG